TGCTTATGAACGCATCACAATATTCTTACGGAATCACTTGGCAGTATCTTCAGTCTTTGGGTTGGGAGATTGCTTCTTCACCAACACCGCGTGGAACCGCTGCCTGCGATGGACGAAATAAGAAAATCTTGATGAAACCTCAAGCCTTCCAAGCCCCGAATGTTCGTGTGCGTCGCTATGTCTTACCTCATGAGATGTGGCATGCCGTTCATTACGAGACAAGCGGCTACAACGTCGATATGCTGATGGGCGAACGTTCACTGAACCGCAAATCGGCTATTGAAGTTGTTGCTGACGCTGCATGTTTGATTACTGATCGGTCTGCAGTGATGCGGGGCTGGGTGGCTGCGAGCGTGACATGGCATGGCAAGGTTGGTTACAAGTATTCGTTGAGTGATGTTCGGTCGGCTGAGGCGGCGGAGGTTGTTGCCGAATTGGTAAAGTCGGTGAACAATTGGCGTAATTTTTCGCGAGAAGCAGAAAACTTGCGATAATAAGTTGTCGTTTTGGTTGGTAGCGGATACGATGAACTCATGGACGAACAGGAATCAAAAGATTTCTACGATTTCGGCGGCGAAGACGCGTGGATAGACGCAATGCAAAGCCTCGCCCCCATTGACGACAAGCCCACAAAGCCCTTGAAGCCGTATTCATATGAGGATCCGTTCTGATGAATCGCAAAGGCAACTATATTGCGTGGCTGGAGCATCGGCTCTGGTCCGCAGCCCCAGAGGAATGGGAGCGCCCACCGTGGATAACATCGTAAAACACCTTCGGAAACAAGAGGGCTATATCGGTTGGGACCATTCTATTTTGATGGATGAGGCTGCTGACGAGATTGAAAAATTGCGTATTGCTGGTGACGGGCTACTTAACGCTTTATTGAAGTTTGATAGTACGAATGAGTTGCATTCGGTTATCAAAGCATGGGAAGATATTCGTTCATGAGTGACGACATCGTGATGCAACTTCTTGAACTGTCCAAAACTATGCCCCGTGTTGGTGGTGTGCGTTCTACCGTTACTGGTGCTGTTACTGAAATCAGGAAACTTCGGGAAGAAATTGACCGGTTGAGTCGCGATGTTCGTTGTGCTCACACTGAAATTGACTACCATGTCCACAACGTCGTGGAACGAGATATCAAGATTGAACACCTCCACGACGAAGTCAATGACTTGCGCCTGCAAGTTGTCAAACTTTCGGTCCCCAAGGAGGTTGGCCGTGGCTGACAGACTAAGCCCCGAGGACATCATGCGTGGCACAGCAGGAGACAAAAATGTCTATGAGCAAATGGGCGGTTTTGCTGAGCACGCAAAAATAGGTCAAACATGGGCAGATCATGTGGCGCAAGATTTGAATCAGCATGGAATTGACTGCAAGGCAACTCCGCTGGAACTAGCCAAAGACATTGCTGATCGTGCCCGTTTTGAAAACGAGCAAGACATCACTTTCTCATCTCACTCCGGGTGCCTAGAAGTCAAAAGTAGGAATCTGAGATTTACGGATGATCCACAGTCGTTCCCGTACGCAACAGCATTCGTGGACACAGTTTCAGGGTGGGAAAAGAAATCCCCTTTCCCGCTTGCTGTAGTGCTTGTTAGCCAAATTACGGAAGCAAAATTGGTTGTCCCAGTCAGCACATACGAAAAATGGGGTAAACAGCACTCGTTTGACCGAATCCGAAACTATTCAGATGTTTGGTACACGGTCAACAAAAGTTATTTGCGCTCATATTCGGATCTCAAGGCATGGCTAACTGCTCGCGTTTCAATGCGGGGGTCCCGCCGTGTCTGACCAAACAGGGAATGAGACTTGGGCCAAAAAGGGAATGGAAGACACTTTGCAGACATCTCAGGCTACAGATTGCGGATCCGTGAGTTTCGATTTGTTGGCCGAGTTCCCGACGCACGCCGACGCCCTGCGAGAGATCGAACGGTTGCGCGAATTGGGTGATGATCTGGTATGGGGAATGCGCTATGGGAGCGATAAAGGTTGGGACGACGCTATTGATGCTTGGCAGGAGGCACGCCGGTGACCGAAGATGCTTCCTGAGCGAATCATGCGGAAAATTGTCAAGAGCGACTGCTGGCTTTGGACCGGGTATCTCAATCGTGACGGGTACGGGGTTACCAACTGGCCAAGCCCCGGTAAGAAGAAGGCTTCCGCTCTTGTGCATAGGCTCATGTACGAAGATGTGTACGGTCCGATACCTGATGGACTTGAGGTCGGTCACAAGTGCAAAATGAAGGCGTGTTGCAACCCGAAGCATTTGCGGGCGGCGACTCATGCTGAAAACATGTTTGCTGCAAGGAGAACTTGTTGTCTCAATGGTCATTTGTGGACGGAAAGCACTGCCTACAGCCGGGAGCGAACCTGCCGATTCTGTAAGAATGAGTATGACCGGAACTATAGAGCCAAACTGAAACAAGAAATGTTCATCGTGGATAGCAGAGTGGCCATTAACCGTGCAATGCATAGCACCGTATCCAAGGAGGCCCGCCGTGGCTGACCAAACCGTGAGCGCACCCAACATAGCGAATTCGGTATATTTGAGCGCATGGCAGGAGGCCCGACGTGACTGACGGAAATGGTAGCGTGGAACCTGCCGAAATGGTAGTGCAGGACATCGTGGAACGGCTGCGTTCTGTTCACGGTCCATCGCAGTGCTGGTACTGCGGTGAATACGGGTGCTTCAACGCTGCCAACTTCAGGATCGAATGCCCGTGCGAAGGCGACTGCGATTGTGACAACGTGTGCGCCTGCAATTGCCATGCATGGGGCGCTACAGTTCACGCCGCTGCTGACGAGATTGAACTGTTGCGGACCACTGTTGACGAGTCCACCGCTGCCCTTTCACGGACAGTCATGGCCTTGATGTGCAAGGTTGATGACATCGTGCGCCTGCGTGCTGATATCGAACGGCTGAGCGCCGAGGTTTACCGCATTGGGTCGGCTGGAGACGGACTAGCGGCCGTTGCCATCAACAATGCTCCCGGTGTGTTGATCATGGGTGAGGATCTGGCTGAGGTCAACGACGACTGGGATGCCGCTCTTGGCGCATGGGATGAGGCTCGCGGTGGCTGACTTGATAAGTTCAATTTGCTGTCGGTTTCCTATATCAACTTCACATTGGGAAGCAGAATGAAAGAGCAGCAAGACGCCGTGGCTGACCGAAATGGTAGCGTAGAGCCTGCCGAAATGGTAGTGCAGGACATCGTGGAACGGCTACGAAATCGGGCAGAAACGTGGCTGGATCATTGTTACGACGACGCCGAACAGGACCGTGAGGCCGCAGACGAGATCGAACGGCTGCAAACACTTGTAACGGAATTGTTGCCTTTCATGTATGCCGAAAGTGCTGCGGGCATTTCCATGAGCGCTCCACCCGAAGGTCATCAACGCGATGACTGCGACGATTGCGATTGGTATTATCATTCGCTTGATTGGCGGAAACGGATTGATGCTGGGGAGTTTGATGGTTACAAAACCTCGGGAACGTCAAGTGATTGAAGATAGTATTGTGGTGCGTTGGGTGAATCGTGTGATCGGGGACGGGACTGCGGACGAAGCAATGAACTTGATGGAGCATTTGCGTGCGGAAGCGATGAGACTGGATCGGCGTCTGGCTGATCCGAGGCATGAATGGAATCGTATTGGCGATAGGTAGCGCACCGGAAATCGGGCTGGTATTTCACTCTTTTGGTGAACTTCCCCCGGATAAACAGCAGTTGTGGTTTGACCGGATCCGTGAGGGTTACGGCCCCGATGGTTTGGCTGGGTATGCTTCGGTGCAGTTTGTTGCCAAGTATGTGGGTCGGGTTCCTCCGTTGGCTGTTGGGCAGGGTGCAAAGTTTTTTGCGGAACAGGTTGTCATTGAGGATAGTAATGGATAGAGTGATGATATGAGGAACAACAAGTTCATCGTCAAGAACAAGATCTACTCCCACGGCGAACACATCGGTTTCATCAAACCAATCCGCAGCAAATGGTGGAAGAAGCCCGTCTGCCTCATGGTCCTTGACCCCGGTGGCAGCGCACTCGGCACCATCACCAACACACAAGACGCATTCCGCATGGCAATCGGATTCCACTACAACCGCAGCCACACCACCCGCCCGTTCCGAAAGTTGCAAAACACCTAGCAGTCACCATGTACACTGCGGCGCATGAGCGACAACGACCCATACTCCCTCAACGAGATGGCAGACATGGCGATCAACGACGGATGGCATCCAGAAAGTGCCCAACGACTTCTTGAGGCAGCAGCAGAAATCGTTCATCTTCGCAAAAAACTTGCTGAAGAACAACAACTCGCCAACCATCTGGGTTCAGCCCTTGACATAATTGGCGAACACAACAACTACTGGCCGAGAGAATGCCGGTTAAACGGGACTGCCGACTCCCTTGACAGGGCGATGCAACATTTTTATGAAATGCGGCCACATCGAAAAAAACCTTATGACACGGGTAAACTGCCAATAGTGGAACGACCCCACACGGAGTCAGGACTTGGCTATTTCGATGAAGGATCATTAGCATGAATGAAAAACTTCTCAACCGTCTACGTTCCTTCAGCGAGTTCACAGGCAAAGAAAGCCTTGACGGTTCGTACGCTATGGCGCAAGCATGCATCGAAGCCGCAAACGAAATCGAACGATTGGAAAACGAGCAGGATGATCTGGTCCTCATCGGCCCCGACGGAACAGAGTTTTGCCGATTCTCAGGTGACGAGGCAACAGAAATCATTAGCGAAGCAGTCATCCTTCTCGTCAGTCAGGCAATCCGGCGAGTCGTTGAGTAAGCCGATGGTGAGTAGTGTCCGTCTTGACGATGATGTGTTGGTGTTTGAGTTCCCGTATGACGCTGACCTTGTAATCGAAATCAAAACGATTCCGGGCGCAAAGTGGGACAAGATCGCTAAGGTTTGGCGTGTTCCCGTGTCCAGCATCGGGGCTGCAAGGGACTTTGCTTTCGGTCACGATTTCGTTGTCGATGATGAAATTTTGTTGTTGACTACACCGCAACACATGGGGCCTGTCGCTGGCGCATATCTCAAGAATAACTACATTTTCTTGTCTTTTCCGTATGATTCTGTTAAGGTGCGGAGCGTTAAAGGCGTCTCAGGTATTACTTGGGACAAGAAAACGATGGCGTGGAAAGCGCCGTTAACTGCCATTGATGAAGCGATCAGTTGGGCGAAACGGTTCTCTATACCGATTGGTGATGACGTTCTGGAAGCAGCGTCAAGGATCAATGAGTCGTTGTCGTCGTTGCATGCTGCATCAAAGTCCACGGATGCCAACATTGATGTTCCGGGGCTTGTTGGCTCGTTGTTGCCATATCAAAGGGCTGGTGTCGTGTATGCCGCTTCTGCTCGTCGGACGTTTATTGCTGATGAGATGGGACTGGGTAAAACGATTCAGGCGATGTCTACGCTTGAGTATCTTGCGTCGAAGGGGGAACAGGTGTTCCCGTGTGTGGTTGTGTGTCCCCCGAGTCTTGTTCTGAACTGGAAGAAGGAGTGGAACAAGTTTTTTCCGGAGCGTCGTGTGGAAACGGTTATGAATAGGCGTGTGTTTCCAGATGACTACGAGGTAGTAGTTGTAGGTTATAGCAATATTTTTGCGCTACAAGATTCACTCGTCAAGCACAACTCCTACATTCTTGATGAATCCCACTACTGTAAAACTGTAACAGCGCAACGCACCAAAGCCGCCAAAAAGATCGTCAAAACCGCACCCTCAGAAGCCCCGGTTCTCCTTCTCACTGGCACACCCGTAACCAACAAACCAGCCGAATACGCCCCACAACTTGACATCATGGGTCAAATCGACAAGTTCGGAGGAATGTGGGGGTTCTACCGACGTTACTGTGCGGCGTTCAGAGATAGGTGGGGTCAATGGCACCTAGATGGCAACTCCCACCTTGATGAACTCAACGACAAACTCAGGTCAACTTGCTATATTCGCCGTGTCAAAGACCAAGTAATGAAAGAACTACCACCCGTAGTCCATGACGAAGTTTTGGTTGACGGGGCCGCTGAAGCGATGAAGGTGTACGCAAAAGCCGAAGCAGACATTGTTGCGTTTCTCGTTGAGAGAGCCAAACAGATTGCTGCCGAACTTGGGTTGTCGGTCAAGGCTGCTGCTGTGCAAGCAAAGTTTCGTGCCGAATCACAGGAGCATCTTGTTCGCATTTCTGTGTTACGGAAGATTGCGGCGAAAGCAAAAATGGGTGTCGCACACGAAATCATTCAGCAACACATTGATGAAGGTCGCAAAGTTGTTGTTGCTGCCCACCATCGTGAAATCGTTGACGAAATCGCAGCCAAGTATGGTGGATTGAAGATTCAAGGTGGGATGAACGTGATGGCCGTGGAGGAAGCGAAACGAAAGTTTCAGGAACTGCCCGTGTCTGAAGCCCCGGTTATCGTGTTGTCGATTCAGGCGGCGAAGACTGGGCACACGTTGACGGCGGCGCAGAACATGCTGTTTCTGGAGTTGCCGTGGACTCCTGCTGATCTTGATCAGACGGTTGCTAGGTGCCACAGGATTGGTCAGGCAGGGAGCGTAACTGCAACATATCTGTTGACACAGGGGACTATTGATGAAGAAATGTTGCATGTGATTGAACGCAAAAGAAGTGTGGTGAATCAGGCAACTGATGGCACAGCACCGGATGTTGAATCCGAAATGGATATTGTTGCTTCGTTGTTCAAAATCTTTGACTGATTGATGAAACCACTACTTATGGCGTCGCTGCTTCCAGTCACGAAGACTAACTGGGTCCGGGGCTGTGCCGCACGGGTACTTTGATGCTTCGGTGTCGGCTGCTACACCACATGCTCTGCAGGCTACGATGCCACCCCAGTTGGCGTCGGCTTCGCTGTATAGTTCTGTGAATCTCGCTACCCGCCAGAGGTGTGAGTCAATATTGGCCGCTGCGTCACTGGCGGAACCACCGAATGGTGGAACGATTTTGATGATTTTCATCCAGAACTTGCTCATTACGCCTCCGTGGAAGCAGAATCACCTAGATCTTTAGAAAATATTTCGTCAACAACAAGTTTAGTATATTTTTTTCGCAGACGGTAAATCTTTTGATTGAGTTCAACAAGCGCAGCACTGTTACGTGCCTTCATCATGATGTTCTCATCGAAGATGCCATGACGGTTAAACATCATGTCTTCAAGATCTGGCCCATCAAGAACAATGTCGGAGATCCAGCCAGCAGCCCCGTCGATCTTTATCATCAGATCACACAGACCTTCTGATCCGAATTCGTCATGCACTCTGTAGACCAAGGAGTCGCAGAGATGGGATCGGTATACCTGTTCGACGCTCATGTTGTTCGTCATGAACTCACTAATGAAACCCACTAGTTCATCTCTTGATATTTCTTCTGATTCATCGAATTCTGACATCCGATCCCCCTCTGAAGGCTTACTCCAGTCTACTGGAGAACATCATCAGACGAAGGAAAGGATGGTTTCTTGAGCAATCTGCTTGCGCTTAGTAACCCAAGACGTGAGATCCATTGACGCCAAGGCACGTTCCTCAACAGTGGCCTCACGATGATGATCAAGATATTCAACGATTGCATTGTACGTTGACCAGCCGTTATATCCGTAACCACCAGCATTCTTCGCTGAACCATAGAGGGAACGAATAGTCATCTGAATATCTTCATGATATTTACGTTGACGATCAGTTGCAGTCGATTCCAGTGGGAACACCGCATCGAAAACTTTGTCAAACTGGCGTGACCCAGCAGAAACCGGGATTCTCATCAACTGTTCTGCGTTGGCCTTGAATGCTTCAGCCCATTCTACGGAGATGTTGAGTACCGTCCGTGCTGTTTCGATGGCTTTGTCAGAGTTGCGGGTGTGCTTAGCGGTGAAAGTGTTGCGTGCATTCTTTATGCCCATGATGACGGTGTTTTTGCACACTGCACGGATCGGGGTGTTGGCGAACGTGATAGGGGTTTTGCCGTCATGTCCGTTGCGTACCAGTAGGTAACGTTCGATTTTGTCGTTTACGCCCAATGGGTCGATGATGAGGGTTCCGAGGTCTAGGCATGCGAAGAACTCTCGTCCGCCTTTCAGGACGCCAACTGTGTCCACTACAGCAGTCCCGGATGATGCTGCTACCACGTCAAGTGCCCGGTGGAGACATTCTTTGTTTTGTTCGATAACGAATCGGGTTCCGACTGTTGCTAGTCCGTCGAAGGAGCCGTCTGGGTTCACCCGTACGGTTGCCCGTGATTCGTTGAGGATGACGGGGGTTCCGTCAGGGTTGTAGATGAAGTTGTTGTCGTTGTCTACGGCTGCGACTTTTGTGAGTACAACGTCGAAGTCTGCTTGGGCTGCGGAAAGCATGACTTCTGCTGTTTGCAGACCTTTCATGCCTACTCCGAGTTGGTGCCACGGGATTTGGTTGGCGTATGCCATTTTGGCGTTGCCGTTTTTGTCGATTTCAATTTCGTGTGCCATGTTGTTTCCTTTTGTCGGCCACTACCTGTATAGATAAATCTAGCCGATACTTTCGTGGATAGCAACACGTGCACAAACTTTTTTTACAACAAACGATTTATGATCGCGTAAAAGCCCGGTCGTGACATACCGAAATGCTTCGCAAGCACGGAAACAGCATTACGCAACTCCAAAGCCCCAAGATCAAGAAACATCTGAACAGCAATCTTTCGTCGTTCACCGGACAATTTCCCAAGTGGCGCACCTAATTCTCGTTCCACATATCCGATGAGGGCGGGAAGGATCTTTGAGCAATGATCGACGTTTTTCAGTTCCTTGATGCCAACAAGGGGAATCGTCATGTTTGTACTGGTCCTGTCCTTTGTAGAGAGATAAGCCAAGAATCAGTGGTTCGTTCAACGGGATCCAAGGAAGATGGATCGTAACAGTTGTATCCAATTTTTCCACATGACCAACAAACATTGTGGTGATCGTCTTCGGGGCTGCTGGTCCACGCCACTAGACACCAACCACAGACCCAGCGTGCTTTGCTCATTTGCCGGTTTCGTCTATGAACCAGTGACCGAGTAATGCGCCAACTGTTCCACAAATTGCTATTACACCTAGGGATGTTGCGGTGAGGCGACGAATGCTTGTGGAAATAGTGGGATGACTAAGTTGAGTGGCAATCTTGTTATAGAAAAGGGCCACTAACACTAGACAGGCTGGTCCTGCAAGATTTTCGATTGTGACGTTTGCTTCACGAAGTTTCATAACATACCTCCGTGACCATTGTAACAATCAGCCGTCTGCGTCTTCAGTAAATCTCTGATCAAGATAATTGTCAATAAAAGCGCCCACTTCATTGAGTTTCATGTTCAAATGGATCACATCACCAGTAACTGCCGTGATTTCGATACCCATCGAATCCATCAACATTCCAGCCTGCTCATCGGCCTCACGGAGCAATTCTTCCAATTCTGGTTGCGCTATTTCGTCCGTCATCGTAAACTCCATGAAGAACTCGGAGATGTGTTCAAGGATTTTAATTCGTGCATCATTTGTTGATCTCATGGGTTGCATCATATCGGAATTATCGGTAGAGTCAACATTGAGATGGGGGCATGCCCCCAAAAAACAAGGAGAAATATGGCTACATCACCCACAACAATTGTTGGAAACGCAACAGCCGATCCAGAAATCAAGTACAC